GTCGTGATAAGAAGCATCTTCTTGGAAGGAATGACCTTTGTGTGCTAACATACAAGCATCTTCTGAATTACCAGCCTTAGTACATCGTGACATAAAAGCATCATGGGTTTCTGTATCATTAGGAGAAGGAACTGCCGCAATCATATCTGTTGAATCTATATTACTAGCATCATTAAGACAAACTCCTGCGGTTTCACATTTTTCAACACTACCACAAGAATCACAACCTGTTGCCTCAGCAACCACATCTTCTTTAGGTGTTTTGATAACTTTACGAATACCCATGAAGGGCAAAGACTCTCGGTGTTTTATTAACTTATCTTATAATCACGCTAAAACTGGTGACTCCCCTTCGGCAAGAGGGGCCGTTTCAGATTCTACTTCATTCTTTTCTATCCATGCTTGAAGTGATTCAGGAACTTCGGTATCAGGGAATATTGCATCTACAGGACATTCCGGCACACAAGCCCCACAGTCTATACAGTCATCAGGGTCTATTACTAAATAAGTATCCATTTCTCTAAAAGCATCAACTGGGCATACTGAAACACAATCTTGATATTTGTGATTAATACAGGCATCGGTTACTACATAAGTCATTTTTTCTTACTCCTATTTAAAAACCATAATACTATAGAGTCATAAATAATAAAAGGAAAATACATAAACATGACTACTACTATACCACAACATAAACCAAAATATTCTCTATATGTCATTAAGATTGTAACCACTCCACAAATTGCCATAGTATTGCTAATAATGATGCTAAGGTTATTAATAACATTTTTAAGTTACCTAATAAACTATCTATATCTTCTACACACCCATCTAATTCTTGGATGATGTTTTCGTCTTCTTCCTCGCTGTCCACAATACTATATACCTAGAGTGACTTAGAAATATTACTTCTTCTTCTTACTTGAGTTATCAGTTTCATCAAAATCTTGGTAATCAAGAATATCATCCGGTGTTCTTTTATGTGTAGTATTAAACTCATCCATAGCCAAATCGTGCTTTTGTCTTAACGACTCCATACTAAGGTCATGCTTAATTCTGTGTTCTTCAAGCATTCTAACGTGGGACTTTTCTGCTTCGGTAGCATCTACACCTGCTTGTAGTTCTTCCGGCAAAATGTTAATCTTTGCAGTTTCTTTACCCTTGAATAAATCTAATACGTTTGTGATGATAAGAAGTGCAGGTCCACCAAGTAGACCTATTACTGTTAATTGTGAATCTGATATATCTCTTTGTTCAACTATACTAAAGTAAGAAGCCGTAGCCGCTATGACTACCCAAGCCATAACTACTCCTAGCCCAAACACTAGCATTAATTTGTCATTCGGTCCGCTACTCTTCGACATACCTAGTACTACATACAAGATGACTTATCAATATTGTTTATTAAAGGTCAGTACTATCTTTTGCTCCGGGTTGTGAATTTTCGGCTGGTACTTCCCCTACTGGTTCGGGAGTACTGATATCTTGCCTCTCATCCCCTTCTATGCCAGCACTAGGTAAATTTAATTGGTCTAAGCATTGATTAAGTGTTAAAAGACCATTAGTATAACCCATAGTTACTCTTTGCATAACATTAAGTGGTGTTTCACTATCCATACTATCAAATCTTACTACTGGCAAGTCTGATGGTTTGTAAGAAATACCTATTAAGTCAAGATGTAGGCTAAATAAATCTCTACATGATTCTGATAAAATTCTGTGCATACGACTGATAGCCTGTACTGCCCATAGGTTAGCGTTAAATGTTGCGGCAAACGTAGAACCACTCTCTTGTCCTGCGGCTACTCTTGGTACTTGTAATACCGCAGATATGTCTGCGTTAATAGCATCTAAGAAAGCACTACTGTTTGGTAGTGAGTTTTCTAAATCTACGTGGTGTAGACTAACATAATGAGGTAATACTGGTATTTGGTCGCCACGAAGACCTTCAAACAAACTAATTACTTCATCCATAATATGTGCTAGTCTTTCACTTTGTTCTGCGGGGTCTTGTATATGCTCTATAGCATCTTTACTAATAGTAATGTATTGTTTAGTCATAGAGTCTTCAAGAGACAAACGATTGTTTAGACTGTTGTATTTCATGCGTATTGCTTGCTTAAGGGATGAGAAACGAGATGCGCCCCATATACCGTAAGTTTTCCTCAATCTATTGTCTACAAACCAATTACTTCTAAAATCTATCTTAATGTGTAGTATTTCTGAGGAAGGTATTTCTCTAGCGTTAAGTTTCATTTCTCGCAGTATATATTTGTCAGCATTAATAATAGGTGAATCCTCACTAGCATCAAATATAGAATCTATTCCACCTCTCTCATCTACTATAGTAATTTGTTTTATAGGTAAACTTTGTAGCCCTGTAATACCTACTCCTTGTTTACCTATAATTTTATTTATGTCATTTCCATATACCATAAGGTTACGCATAGAATTTATAAGTATATCATCAAAATCTAAATGTTCTTCTACTAATTGCCTTATAGAGTCGCGGATAGATGAGTTCTTACCTGTATCGTAGTCTAATTCATAATTATTAGCAGTAAGTGATACTGCTCTGACGGCCCCATTAAGTTCGGGGTCTAATTTTAACATGAGGTCATACATTTCAAATTCATTATCGAATTTACTATCATTTTGTAATCTTTCCGTATCCCTCATCATATCGGGAACTCCGGCTACTGCCTTGAATCCTTCTTTTTTCATAGGTATTCTTTTATTTAATTCTGCTTTTACCGGCTCCGTTGTTTTCCACAATTGATACCACTTACGCTCCGCCATGTATTTTACTAATATTACGTGCTTTTTAAGTATTTGGGTAATTATTTTTATTTTTTAGGGTTTTTTCAGAAAAAATTAAACGATGTACTGCGCTATTATTTTTTAATTCTTTATTTGTTTCTATAGTGTTTGACAGAATAATACTTTAACTAGTTAATACTATTAGTTAATGAGGTAATTTTGTGCTTAAAATTTTTAGGTCCCTTTGAATTAAATAAAGAATTAATAAATATTAGACTAGTACCTCATTTAATTTATTTTGTTAAAAGCATAATTTATATAATTAATTGTGGTTAATGCTTATAAGGCTAGATTTTTTAGTTTATTTCAATGGGACCCAAAATATACCGTGGTGGACAAGAATTAATCAGTAAGTATGCACAATCTCATACTTTTGGTACTGAAAGTGAATTTGCTAGATTTCTACATAAAGTAGAACCTGCTAGAAGTATAAGTGCTTGGAGAGGCGCAATACAAAGATGGGTAAAGATTGACCCTAATAATTCTTTTAAACAACTAGACCAAGACTATACCGAGGCTATTACATCTAGTATTACTCAAATTAAAGTTTATTATGATAAAACATCTGATATGTATATTACTAAATTAACAAACGACCTTACGGCTGTACAAGGTAAAGTACATAGAAATATGCGTCACTCTTACTCAAAAGATGGTAAGAACATGACTTTAGATGAAATGAGCCGTGAATTTACAGTTTCTCCAAATTGGTTGTCACAATATATAAAAGCAAATGGTTGGACTCACAGTATGGATATTTTTACTGATGAAGAAGTAGAAGAATCGTCAGAAGAACTATTAGTGACTACTTTACTTGAATCTAAAAGACAAGTAGTAGTAGAAAAGGCAAATAAGAAATATTGGAGTGGTGTTAAAAAAGATGCTGAGACTTTAAAGACTATGCAAGATTATTGGATAAATGAATTTCGTGAATTAATAACTAAACAAGTTTTAGCGCCTACAAGCATTAAAAAAATAAATTTAAAGAAAGTTACTCCTTATGCAGTAGTTCTTTCTCCTACAGACTTACATTACGGTAAAGGTGGTTGGATTGATGAAGTAGGGGATGGTTATTCCTTAGAAGAAGCAAGAGAAAGGTTATTAGGTAGAACTGAAAATCTAATACAAAGATTATCGGGTAAACCTGAAAAAATTATTGTTGCTACTGGTTCTGATTGGTTTCACGTAGATAATGAAGCAGGTACTACTACTAGAGGTACACCACAAGATATGGCCGCAAGTCCGGCACAAATACTTATGGACGGTTGTAGATTAGCAAGAGAGCATATAGATATGATGCGTAGAGTGTCACCTATAGAAATTGTATTTATGCGTGGTAATCACGATAGACATACTGCTTTAGCCCTTATGATGTATTTAGATGCAGTATATGAAAACGCAAAAGATGTTACTGTTATAGTGAGTCCTAAAACTAGGCAATATATCTCTTGGGGTAACAACTTATTAGGCTTTACTCATGGTGACGGAGTTAAGGGTGTTGATTTACCTGCAATTATGGCTACAGAAGAAAGGAAGGAGTGGGGATTATGCGAACACCACACTTGGTTCCATGGGCATTTACATCATCAAAAACTTACTGAGACTAGCGGAGTAATTATAGTACAATTACCTAGTCTAGCAGGACATGATAGATACCATTTTCAAAAAGGATATGTTATGTCTAGGGCTGGATTATGCGCTCACCTTATAGATAAAGAGTTAGGTTTAATAGGCAATCTCTTCTCCCCGGTGATATAATGGCAAATATGACCACAGATTTTGCTATGGCAAGGAGTAAAAAAGATGTATCATATTTTTATAGGTGGCTTGGTTACACATGGGGTTCCCATATTGGCGAGTGGATGGAGATGTATGGTACAAGAGGTAATGTGCAAGTTCATAGGGTTTGCGTTATCGCACCCCGTGACCATTCTAAGTCTACTACATTAAGGGTTAAACTATTACATGAAGCATTATTCGCTAAATGGAGGAATAAGCCTTATACTTGTTGGTTATTTTCAGCAAGCAAGGATTTAGCAGTTAGAAGACTAGAAGAGATTCGTGAAGATATGAAAAGACATCCTCAATTGTCTAGATACCTAAATAAGAAAAGAGGTAATAAACTAGAGTTACATTTTACTAATGGTGCTTGGATACGTGCTACATCTGTTGGAGCGGCTATTCGTGGAGAACACCCGGCTTGTATTGCTTTTGATGATGTGTTAGATGATTCGGGAGAAATGAACTATAAAGTTATAAGAGATTGGTTTAGGAAGAAAATTACTCCTATGTTGTCTCCGGGCACTTCTATTTACGTTGTAGGTACTCCTATGAGCATGATGGACTTATACCATACAGAAATGTTACAAAATGAACAATGGAAATCAAAAACGTGGTCTAGTGTACTTAACTGGGATGAATACAAAGCAAACCCCGATGAAGTAAAGCCTATAGAATTATGGCCGGAATTTAGACCTATTGATTTCTTACTAGAACAAAAATCGGCTATGGGTGAATTATCCTTTATTCAAGAGTATATGTGTAAAGTTATAGATGATGAGGCCGCCGTGTACCCTCGTAACTTAACTAGGGCTAATTTAAACACAGATGCTATATTTGAACAAGAAAAAATGACAGATGGTAAATATGTAGTTGGTTTTGACCCTGCTCATGGTTTAGGGCAAGATTACAGTGTGATGGTATGTTTAAAACAAGATGCTGAGGGATATGTTCATTTAGTTAATCTTTGGAGAAGAAATGACTTCCCACCGGATAAACAAGCAGATATGATGATTGAATGGAATAAAAGATACCATACTCCTGCTTTTGCAGTTGAAGCAGTAGGTTTCCAACAAATGTATGAAAGTCTCTTAGCACAAAAGGGTGCTATTATAGATTACCGTGAAAGTAAAGTTAGTAATAGGACTTTGAAGCAAGGCCTTATGAATAGGATGAGAGTTTGGTTTGAAAGAGAAATGATTATTATGCCTTTTGGTGATGACTTCACTCGCAAGCAAGTAAATATATTATTAGAAGAATTAGAAAGCCACGCATGGAAAAATGGCCTTATAATAGATTTAGGTAGACACAACGATATTGCTATGGCTTTTGCTCATGCTTTAGACCAATTTACTTACCAAACACCTGATATGCCTGTAGTTATGAGAACTATGAATAATGGAGAGTGGACGGGTGGTAGTGCTACTAGAGCGCCTAATAGAAGTGGCAGTTCTTTAGGTGGAAGAGTAATTAGGAGGGGTTAAATGACTAAACTTAAAAAATCCGGACCTAATAAACGTAGCGTAGTATATAGAGAAGCGCTAGATATAGTTATAAACAGTTATTTCATGGACGACTGGTGTTCAGCAGACGAAATAGCGTGGGAAGCAAATAAACACATTTCAAATCACTGGACGCAATTATCTACCTTTAGTGTCTGTGCCATACTTAGGTCATACGAGAAGGACGAAAAGGTAACTGTTAAACGTAAAACAAAAAAATATTATCGGAAAAAAAATTGAGAAAAAATA